AAAACAAATCGCAACTTCTTTGATACAATGCACAAGAAAGTCCACCATCTTCACTTAGATGAAATTGACACATTAAGTGACAAGGTGGCAATGCCATCTTATCAAGATCATCAACATTCCATGCAGATAAAATATGTCGGCGACTACGTGGATCTTTGACTAAGTTAATCAACAATTCCCTTATTTGGTCAGTACCATTCCAATCTCTCCACTGTACTCCATATATAGGTCCAAGAATACCATCATCATACCCTAACTCAACACCCTGTTTGTTTGCATTCGCCGTCCAGATAGTTTTCTTGTCTTTTAACTCATCTCTATCTTTGTTATAATGAATTTCTGCTAGGCGTCTTTCATCATCAGAACCTTCAAGAAACCATAAAAGTTCTGAAACAACACTTTTAAATGCAAGTTTCTTTGTTGTTAAAACTGGTATTTGTTCTTTCAAGTCTATATTTAATGTTGCATGAAAAATTGACTTTGTACCAACTCCAGTGCGGTCTTTTCGATCTTCGCCGGTATCTAGTACATGATATAATAAATCTTGATATTCAACTTCCCATATGTTACCGTATCTATGCAACATTTCCATTTCTAAACTCATCCGTACACCTTAAACTGCAAATCGTCAAAATCACTTTGGGCCAACCACATGCGTTTACTTTTCATCTTATCTAAATTATCTTTAGGTATAAAAGTATCACAATCATATGAATCTGGAAATTCTGTTATATAAAACCTATCGATTAAATCCCAATATTCAGTAAGTACTTTTGCACCACCAATGATAAACAATTCTTTATTACTATTTTTTTCTAACCAAGACCTAGCATCGTGAATAGACACCGTGTCTAAATTTTCATAATATGGTAAACTATTTACTTTACTAGTAATTACTACATTATGTCTTTTAGGTAATGGTTTGGGCATATTGGGGTCATCCCAAGTATTTTTGCCCATAACCACTATCTTATTTGTTGTGTGAGAACGAAACCATCTAAAATCTCTATCGTTCTTTGGCCATGGCAAAGTACCACCTTTACCAATACCGCCATTTGCATCCATTGCAAAAATGGCATTAATCATTGCATAACCATTGGTTTTCGTTTTGGGTCTCCCCAATGATCTTTTGCATTTACTTTAATAAATTTTTTATTGGTTTCGTTTTTATTTGGATTTTCAACAGTCAAGACTACATTCTTACCCAACATCCAAGCTTTTTGTTGATTTAGAATTCGACGTGTCGCATAATCTGGATCGTTTTTACTGCGACTCTTTGTAGTACCGTGAATACCTTTACTGGTTTCTCCAGAACGTAATCTTTTTTTACCCATGTTGCAATTCCTTATATGGTTTTAAGGATTTTGCATAAGAACGAGCATTATCTTCATTTAAGAAGAATTTAGTCGTTACTTCGGGTCCACCTTCGCGCGACCAAGGTGATGAGAAATCGATATGTTTTACCTCATATCCATAAATTTCTCTGCGATCCCCCACATTTTTAACTTTTACAATATGTGGACTTCTTTTCTTTTCCATTTTATATTCACTCTTCATATTACAGTTGATTTATTCAATATAACAAATGTTTATTCTTTTGTCAATGGTTTTTCGCAGTTAGTTAAACAATATTTATTTAACTGGTTATTTGCCGTTTCACACAAATAGGTAATTCCGCCAGCACAGATTACTACAAAAATTAAAAAGTATGTAAACTTTGACTTTATTTCCATAGTGAGTAAAGACATGGTAGTTCCTTAGGCGTTACTTGTTTCTTTTGATAATAACTCAGGGAAAACTTCACGAACTAATTTTTCTGTTACACCAGAAATTTTGAATTTTTTACATATAATCTTAACCAAGATTTTTGCATCTTCTGCATTCAAACTTTCTAACTGCCTGACTATTATTCTTTCTTTTTGTTTTTCAGAATGATTTTTCATATTTTCCGCATAAAACAAATGTATTTTACGCATAGCCAATGTCATATTACTAATTGATAATCCAGCTGGATCGTCTGCCGGAGTCCACTCAGGTATTGTTTTTAAAGAATAACCAAATTCAATATTATTTTCAAACATGTGAAATAATACACTTTGTAAAGTTCTATTATTGTTATTTATTAAAATATCTTTTTTAGCATTTGTAGATCTAGTGCCTTCAAGTTCTTGCACCAATTCATGAAAAAGTTTCATATTCTCGTTCCTTAAAATTTGATATCTCATCCATCATGAGTATCATCTTGTTTTCTATAAAATAGTTAAATACTTTTTGCATGTCACCTTCAGGAGTTTTACTAAACTGAGATAAAACTTCTTCTTGAATTTCATCGGGCACAAATGTCAAGTCAACTAGTTGTTCGTTTCTACGATAACGAGCTAACATATTTGCATCACAAAAATCTTCGGGTTGTCTAGTAGTGTCTAACCAATCTTCTAATTTTTTCTTTGAGAGAGGTTTTTGTCGTTTCTCATTTACAAAAACATCATCATCAGAAAGTACATTAGGAACACCATCTCCACGATCACCGCGAATAATATGTTCACGTATATATTTATAAGGATTTTCTGTTACTAAAAATTTCTTTAGAATAGGACTATATTGTGTCACATTAGGATATCGTTGTAACTGTTTAAAGTCTTTGTCACTTGAAATTATAAGTATTTTCTCTTTAGTAGAAAATTGTTTAGTAAGAGTACCAATGATATCATCAGCCTCAGTCCTATCTACTTCAATAATTTTATAGGGAAATACTTCACGCAAATCTTGTTTCGTCTGCGTAATAGTATTAAAGATAAGATTCCAATCATAACCAGAATCTTCTCTTGTCTTTTTACGTGTACCTTTGTAGTAAGGAAATACATCCTTTCTCCAAAAGTTTTTATTGTCACAACATATTACAATGTTGCCATAATCATTCGCAAATCTTTTCTTGATACTAAGAATACTATTTAGTATCATATGTTTTATCAGGTTTTGATCAAGCTCTTCTTCGTCAGACAACTTGTTTATTTGCACCATCAGATTTGAAATGACCACTTGATTTAGGTCGATCAATATCATAATATCACCATTATTTTGTTTACATTATTATTTATACACCAATTATAACATTAAATGGTGCAGTTGTCAAGACTAAAATGGTATTATTGCAAATCACTTTCAGATTTTCCAACAATTTTTACGATTTCTACGCGATTGAATGTAGTTTCGTCTTGCTTATCGTATTCATTAAACGAGTGTTTTTTAACCGTACCGTTAAAGGTAAAACATACTCCAATCTCTAACTCTGGTTTTTCGTCAGAAAAGAATACACCAAATTTATTGGTTCTAGTAATAAATTTATATACATGACGCAAACCATAGTCTGTGCGTACTTGTCGTACACCAAGAATTTTACCATACCAAACATCACGTTCCATTAGTTTACCAATATATTTGTTTTCCATTATATTACCTCAAACCATTCTGGGATATCTCGACCTGTCCAAATCATTTGGAAACGGTCTTGTTTTGTCTGATAAAATGCCTGATATGATTTAACAGGACATTCAAACATACATTCTGGGTTAGACTTCATTGCAAGTTTAAATGGTGTATACAAGTTTGACCAGTTAGTATGCGATGGAGGACGTTTTAGTATATCGCGCAATAAAGTGTCAGTAGAATGCACTTTATTGTACCTATAAGTGTACTCATCACACAACCCAACAAAATGTTTGTAGTGCCACTCATAGTTTGCATTACTTTCCATTGTCCACACTGTAGAAGGATGGCCTGGGTGTACTGCCTTGTATAGTACATTTTCCATGTTACTATTTGGATGCACCCAATACTTTACCATACGTTTGCCAGATTTAGATGGACGTTTGGTTTCCCTACCGTCTAACATACGATGTGCGGTTGATAACATTTGGGCAGATTCAACAATCATCTTCACGACATGTTTATCACATTGCAATTGTGCAGCAATTACAGGATTGTTATCTAGTCTGAAAATATTCATGTACGTACTCGCTGTTATTGACTATACGTATATATTACCACTATGATTCCGTATTGTCAAGTAAAAATTTACAAATATAATAAGAATCTACTATATCAGAAACAGGATTGCCTACTTTTTCACTTTTGATTTCAAATTCATCTTGCAGATTTCTACCACCATCAGAAATAAAACTCTCATACATCATTTCTTTTTTTGAATTTCCCTTACCACTGGCGAATTTTTTTATGACTGTAGGAGGCACTACTTGATATGATAATTCTGCCTGCCATAATTTCCATTTTAGAAGTCCGGCATTTTCTGCAATATGAAATACTTTTCCTGTAGAACCATAACTATAATCTTCTAATGCAATAGTATCAATTTCGTCTGTAATAAGAATGTCCATTACCCAATCAGAAATGAAATCATATCTTTCTTCTGCGCTCTCAAAATCTGATAGATTTTGTTGGCCATCAATATTTTTATAATTATAGTTTGAAAGTTTTTTCTTGTTAGATAAAAAGTATATCTTACATTTTTCAAAACTAAAGTCTTGTTCTTCACCAACATATGTACACACTGCTGGTGATGTTAAACTATAGTCTATTCCTCCGATTCGCCGTACCATTCTCTATCCTCATCCATATAAGAGTCACTGTCTAATATATAGTCATCCAGAGACTCCCCACAGGCGGGGCAGAATTTTACGGTTTCGTCTTCGTCTACGTATTTAACAATAAATTCAACGCCACAATAGTTGCAATCATGTAGTTGTTTATTCTTAGGCATAGTTGTGTTCTCCCAAATACCAGAAATTATTTAGGAGAACACTAATTTTAAAATAGTGTCTAAAAACCTACTTAAAAGGTAATTTCACACGCACCACCTTGACAAGCTACCGCACCCATTGTGTCAATATCTGTAAAGGTTTTATCTGTCAATTGATTTACGAAATCAATAGGTTGAATATTTTGTTGAATTTTTGTCCACTTATGCAATAAGAAAACATCTTTAAGACAATACTCAGCATCTTTCATATCTCCACCAAAATAATTGTCTGCAAATTTATTAAATCTGCGAATCCATTCTGCACGTAAGTCTGACAACTCACCTTGGAATTCAGATGGCATTTGTGCAATAGATGTTGCTTCCCATAGATCATTAAATCCTTTTCTAGTATCAACAATTAACCCTGCAGCAAACATCGAAGCACGGCCATGTTTTGCAACAATCTGTTCTTCTGTTAATACTTCAGTCATTGGAGCTTGGTTGAAATCTTTATCACCAGATCCAGATAAGAATGATACCCCTGCAAAGTAGTTTTTATTTGCAAAGAGATAACCTTCAACTTGACCCCACATATGTTCTGGCACTGTTACAGTATTTGATACATTATGTCTCAGTGTTGGATCTGCACACAAATGTTCATTTGTACCGGCCTCTACCCAATTTTGTTGTACTAGTTGTACTTTTTCAAGTAAATCCACACCAAATAAATCTTCTTTATATAGAGAACCTTTTGGTGAAATTACAGGAAACGCAATACAATAATCAGTACGATTGGTTGACCACACAGACTCCTCTACCATGTATGGATTAGTTTCTGCAATTAAGTTTGCAACTTCTGCCTCTTTATTCATCTGTACATGTCTAAGATATCTTGGAGAATGTTCGGCATGAATACCAGAAGCGGTTTCTAAGAGTACAGATGCATTACCAGATGGTTTTACGCATGTTGTACGTGCTGCAGCATTAATGTTAAGTAACTTTGCAACTTCTTTATTTACTTGTTTTACAATATTCGCACCTTCGATTTGAATTTCTGCATCTAATAGGATATCTGGATTGTTCATCCAACCAGTTACAGATACACCCAACAATGCTTCTCTTTGAAAAATTCTCGTAGACGATTCAGACAAATATTTAAAGTCAGTATATCCTGCCTGTAGTGTACCCATAATAGCACCAGCACGGCATGCCTTGAAGAATTCTTCTTTAGTTGTGCATTTTGCACCATTAATTTCTGTTAGATTACAACCCTGCCAACCAGACTCACCGTCAATCTGTGGATACATACCAATCTCAACACATGGGTTTGTAGTATGTTCTTTAGATTCTACAAAGTAAAATCCTGGCTCTCCAAACTCCTTAATAGATTTCATTGCATTAGAAAATTCTTCTTTTGTAATTTCATCTCGTACAACTACAGCAGAGTTATTTGATCTACCACGTTGTGGGTTGTCTATAAACCAATTACCTGTTTTTGCGGTCAACATTTCTTCGTCATCTGGTGAGAATAAACATATCGTAGCACTACGCCTAACACCCCCAGCAAGGACAGCATCAGCGGCGTGCATACAAATGTCATACACATGAATAGGATTGAGCCTCGTAACGCCAGAGAGTACTAGGCCTTGCAACATATGTTCAATTTTGTCCAACGATTTGCGTAGTGGTTCTGGACCAGGCGCCTTAAACCCTCCACTGATTTCTGCACCTTTTGGTCTTACTTGAGACAAATCAAAATATACTTTACGACCTTCAAAATCTGGATGCGTACCACCACCTACGAAATATGATGACATGAGAACACCAAGTGAATCTGCCCATCCTTCGATTGAATCTTCTACATTCCAACCTTTTGCTTGTTTTTTTCTTTCTGCGATGTTCGGTAATTTATCTACATGATGTTTTTGTACTGAAAATCCAGCACCAGCACCACACAAAAGAACATAAAAGAGTTCATTAAAAAATGCAGGTCTATCTGCATACGAAGATGTACAATTATACATTCTCATCTGATGCTTTAATAACTGGTCTCCACCAAATTGCAACGCACGTTGAGCTCCCAATGCATATTTCAATTTATAAAGATTTTCCGCCTCATCAATCAACAACCCCAATTCTGGATTCATGATTTCTTTATAATATCCTCTGTGCATATCCATTACTCTTGCGACAGATTCTTCCCAAGTTTCATATCTATCTTTTTCGTCGTTCCATCTGGAATATGATTCATAAAATTTCGCCTGTGCCATCACAGAGCGAACATCAGTTTCCTTGCTAGTATTAACTACTTTCAACATCCGTTTACCCTTTTGTTATATTGTTTATTAATTGTACGAGAACAAGAATCAACACCGTTTCCAATTGTTGACTCTTAGTTTTGCTTGTAGACCATAAGTGGTATTTTTACTTATAATCTGGTTCAGTTCAGAAGTGTCGATTCCAGACAGTATAATGTCATTCAAATCTTTTTCTTTTACTTTTTCCGGCCATACCATGACCTTAAATCCGGCATCAATTAATTTTACATACTTATCCACAATTTGTTTGTTTCTTGGTTCATTATCAAGAATGAACACAACATCTTTCCACTCTGAAAAGTATTGTAAATCGACATCTGCCCCTGCCATTGCAATAGAGTTTTCTAAGAACAATGAGTCCAGAGGGCCTTCTACCACATATACAGTTTTTGATGGGTCTAATCTTTCTAGACCATAAATCTTTGTTTTTTCTTCGTCTATCTTAACAGTGATATATCTCATACCACTTTGTTTGAGAGCTCTACCCTGTAATGCAAAAACATTACATTCTGTGTCAAAGAAAGGTATTACAAGTCTTTCTTCTTCAATTAGATTATCATACCCATTAGTTAACTCTGATACCATCGATTTAAATTCTTTGGTATAATACAGTAAGTCAAGTTTAGGTATTTTTCTTTCTATACAATAAATTTTTGCTGGATGGTTGTCTGGCAAATCTACAACTTTAGTACCTAGACCAAAATCACAAACTTTTGATTTGGTGAAGGTTGGTGCATCAAATTTAAACTCTGGAGTAGCAATATTCTTTCTACTGCCGGTTTGACCAGATTTCCACTTTTCTAGAACATATTCTTTATGCAACTCAGGATCAATCTGTTTCATGAAAGCAGACAAAGACATACTTGCGCCACAGTTGTGACACATGTAGTTAAAATTACTTTTACGAATGTATATGAATCCCCTAGCTTTGTATGACTTTTTCTTTGAGTCTCCACACAAAGGACATTTACAGTTAAATAGATTTGATCTTTTTTCAGTAAATCTTTCTAACTTTGCGCCGAGTCGGGATATATAGATTTTATCTATGTGTTGCATTTATACCTCATGATTTAAGTACTACTATAACCTAAAAGGTATACAATGTCAATAGATTATTAAATTAGTTTGGTGGTAAATCTCTTAAAGATTCGCGCAATTCTTCTCTTGTGACAAAATTGCCCATTTCTTTACTCATACTGCCGATCTCTCTTTCTAGATCGTTGATACGAATAGATTGTCTATTTAATGTATCTCTTAATGATACGCTTTCTGATAGTACTTGCGCCAATCCTACCTTTACGTCGACTAAACCAGTGCCAACCCAAGATAAAAATCCAACTATAAGAACCATCGCAACGGTTTGAATACGTGTTTCCAATGCGTGAGCCTTTTCTTTATTATTTGTTACAATATCTATTTTGTCCATATCTACTTATCTTTATTTTCGTAGTAATTTTTATACTCTAATATTATAACTTTTTGCTCACTCATGTAACGTTTCATTTCTGTCACATTGATAGTTAGTGCCTCATAAGAATCTATATCAAACGCAAATAACGCCAAACTCTTACCATTAACTTTCAATTCTTGTATTACATCATCAAAATTTTCTTCAGTTACTACAATTACTTCAAAGTCTTTCCATTCAAACGATTTAGGCATCTGTAAGTTGAGCGGGATTTTTTCCACGTAAACTTCTTCAGTTACAACCTTTTCTTGAATACTACTACATGCAGACAATCCAAGAAATATTAATACTATTAGAAGATATTTAGTCATTTTCATTTCTCATAATTTCAATTACATCACTTTTCAAAGTTTTCTCTATATCTTTATTTATAATTTTTTCAATCAATCCTGGCTTGTTCTCTGCAAGGTATCCTAAATCATGTTCACTTAACTTATCACGCAATACGTCAACCGAATTTGATAGTTTTTCTCTTTCTTCACTCAATCTCACATTGACAGATAAAACTTCTTCAACGTTTTGATTGAGTCTTTCTATTTCTGCATTTTTACTGTCTACAGCACTATTTAATTTTACCTGATTGTCCTCTAATAACTTAATTTCTTCTTTCAAGTTATCAGTATACCATAGGCCGCCGCCCAATGCAAGGAGCGGGAGTACCACTGCTAAAATTTTAATTGTAGAAAACATAGTTAAATCTCGTTGTGTCTATGTAAAATCATCATTGTACCAGAAGATTGATCCATTAGGACTACTTTTTCTTTTGGTCTCTTTTTTATGTATTCTCTGATAGGAGTTGCCTCCTGAGTTTCCATATATTTTTTCCATCGGGCATACTTTTTCTTACCCTTCATCAATCCAACATACGTGTTAGTCTGTATGGGAAATACTTTCATCCCTGCAAACTTAGATGGCACACCTGTCAATCCGGCAACATTTGCACCTGTACCAACTGCGTTGGCAATTTCTTCTGACATTTCTTCTTCTACACATTCCTTTGCAAGTTGTGGATGTGTAGATTTAAACATTCTTTCAAGTTCTCTACTATTTACACCTGAGTAGGTTTTTGCAACCATGGCCGAGTAGTAACCTACTGAATGTTTCAGTCCACGTTTTCCTGCCTCTTTCATTTTTCTATCTACAACACTTTTAAGTGCATTGACCGCGTGTTGATAAGTTTTTTTAGGAACTGCAACACCTTCTACCAATTCCACAGAATCAAAGTAAGAGTCACTCAAAGTACTTTCCTGTAAATTAATATAATCCATCAACATAGATTCCATCAATTCGTACTCATCTCTAGAAAAATCATCTCTACTTTCTTTCAATAATGCAAAGGCTGCACTATATGATGCAATTCGAGACTTTCCAAATGGAAATTTTTCTAAAACTCTCTTTAGATTGAATACCAATCTATGAAAAATTGTATAAGCTTGTTTTTCTTTTGCAGTTTCTAATTCTGCAGTCTTTTTTAACTGTTTACCATTTTTATCAATAATGCCCAGTTTATATGCTTCCATCTGATCCCACTTGTTAGTGAGGGTTTTTAGAAACTGATATGCAATAAATGCATTGAATACTGATGCCATAACTTAATCCTCTTTATTAATTAAAATACAAAACCATCTGCGATTGTATTTTGAGTTACCATAGTAAGTTTGAAAACGCCAACGGATCTGAGGTTTAAATACAATGTATTTCCGTCATCCGATGCGTGTATACCTCTGATCTCTGGACTATTAATATTGTTTGCTGTATAATTATTAACATTATTATTTAAATTTTGTGTGTCAAATGTTGCGCTTGGGTTTACATTCATACCCGATAATGAATATGCAGAAACTGCGGAATATTCGCGGATATATCTATTTTCCCCACACCAAAATTTCATTCCATTAGAACTCCATCCCATCCCATAAGCATAAGTAATATTATTAGGATTAAATGAATTGGTACGGTTCTGGACATAATACAAATCAAAAGGCGATCCGCCGACAAGATTTACAGGATGTTCATGTATTTGATTGGTAGTTGTTTCACTAATATAAAGTCTATCTCCTGTATGACTCCAAGTGGCGCCGAAAATAAGTCCACCATTATTAAATGCCTGGCCACTATATGTGTAACCGTTTTGATAAAGAAAACCAGTAGTTAAATCGTTTGGAGTCGATAAACTAACTTGATAAACAACCCCATAACTACAGTAATAATATCGATCCCCAGCTCGGTTCACATAAAATCCAGAAGGTGTGGCGTTGGATATACCCGCCCTCTGAGTGTAGGTACTAGGTATTGATGCTAGTTCTTTTGGTGTTCCTAATTCCCATTTATAAACTCTTTCGTCTCCACTGTATCCCAAAACATAAAGGTTTTGGTCATTAGTATCTATACCAACACCAGAAAAAGTTCCAGTAGTCATACCATAATCTCTAGGGTCGATAAAATAATTATCTTCTGAAAACGAAAGTACAAAAGATGATACTGCACTTATTGTATTTACACCATCAGTTGCCGAAAATGTGATAGAAAATTCTCCAGCATCCGCCTCTGTAGTACTTGGTGTGATAGTAAATACATTATTTGTTTGAGATACAGTTGCTGTTGTTCCAAGAGTACCAGTTGTGACTGCATAACTCCATGTTAAAGGAAATCCTTCGGGGTCGGTTGATATTGCTGTAATGACAGTTGCAGTTCCGTCTTTTGCAAGATTATAACTAGCATCAACACCAGAGATCGCACTTGGTGGATTATTTACGCCAGTTGCAACTAGAAACCAACCACCATTATACAGATATAATTCGTTAGTTGTTGTGACATATGCCTGATCCCCATTAGACATGCCAGTTGCAGCAATTAATGCTGCCATATCTGCATATACGGTAGCACCACCAGAACCTAATAGTCCAGTACTGTCTGCAAGTTCAGAAATATC